TACCTAAACGCAATAAGAAAAACAACTAACAAGTAAGTTAAGGAGATCCAATTATGGAAACTTATGATCGTCTCGTAGAGAAATGGTCCCCAGTATTGAACGAAGAGTCAGCAGGTGCTATCACCGATGCTCACAAGCGTTCTGTTACTGCGGCTGTTCTAGAGAACACTGAGAAAGCTTTGCAAGAGCAAAGTTTACAAGAAGTTGCGGCTAACGCCGCTGGTGCTGGTACTGCCGCAACAGGTAATGCCGACAACTGGAACCCAATTCTGATTTCACTCGTCAGACGTGCGATGCCAAATATGATGGCATATGACGTTGCTGGTGTTCAGCCAATGTCAGGTCCAACTGGTCTGATCTTCGCAATGAAGTCGAAGTACAAAACAACTAAAGCTGGCGTATCTGTTGGTGATGAAGCACTATTCAACGAAGCCGCTGTTGGTTTCTCTGGTGACTCAGCAACAACTGCTAACGGTTCACCATCAGGTTTGGCAAGTGTAGGCGACACAGATGGCGGCGGTTCTATCGTTGACTCTGGTTCGTCATATGTTCCGGGCTTGGGCGATGCGTATACTACAGCCGAAGCTGAAGCACTTGGTGTTTCTGGCGGCGAAGCATTCGCAGAGATGGGCTTCAGCATTGAAAAAGCAACAGTGACCGCAAAGTCACGTGCTTTGAAAGCTGAGTACACTCTAGAATTAGCACAGGACTTGAAAGCAATTCATGGTCTTGACGCTGAAACAGAGTTAGCTAACATTCTGTCAACTGAGATCCTTGCGGAAATTAACCGTGAAGTAATCCGTACAATCAACAGCCAAGCCAAAATTGGCGCACGTCAAGCTAACGTTACTGTTAAAGGTATCTTTAACGTATCTACAGATGCTGATGGTCGTTGGTCTGCTGAGAAGTTCAAGGGTTTAGGTATGCAACTTGACCGTGAAGCAAACGTGATTGCAAAAGAAACTCGTAGAGGAAAAGGTAACTTCATTATCTGTTCTTCAGACGTTGCTTCTGCACTAGCCGCTTCTGGTATGTTGGACTACGCACCAGCTTTGTCAACAAACTTAAATGTTGATGACACAGGTAACACCTTCGCTGGTGTTCTGAATGGTCGTGTTCGGGTATATATTGACCCATACGCAACATCCGACTACGTAAACGTAGGCTATAAAGGTTCTAACCCATATGACGCTGGTGTATTCTATTGCCCATATGTACCTTTAACTATGGTTCGTGCCGTAGGTGAGAATGACTTCCAACCACGTATCGGGTTCAAAACTCGTTATGGCATGGCGTCAAACCCATTTGTAGGTGCCGCACCAGCCGATGGTCTAGCAACTGCACGTACTAACCAGTACTACAGAATCTTCCGTGTAGACAACATTCTCACATAGATTAATATAAAAAAAGGGGGGGATTAAACCCCCCCGAACTTAGCGCACTTTCAGATTTGATGGTGCGCTTTTTTTATGCGGCCTGTTTCATTAACCATTTGTTCATAATGTTCTCATACCACTCAGGGTTATTATCCTTCAGAACATTAACAGGTGCAGAACTTAGGGAAGTGCCAGAAGTAGCTAACGCAAATTCTTCAACAATGAACGACTCACATAGTTCTTTTATGAACTGACCTTTAGTGATAGGAGCACCCCGATGCTTGAAACGGGCAATAAACATATCAACACCACGTCCAACCATACTTGGGTGTACGTTAGGGCCATCAGGATATACTGGTCTGCCCTCATAGTCACCTTTGTATGTTAGGTAGCCGCCGTGATAATGAAACTTAGATTTATCAAACTGTGTCATGTTGTTATCCTTTCAAGAATTCCCATAATATAACCTAACCTATACTGTATTTTTTTAGGAAGGTATTGAATTAACTTAGACATGATTCGCCTTTTCTATTGCTTACATACTATTATTAACATATAAAAGAGCCTGTGTCAAGGGTATAAATACAGTTATACAGAGTTTTTTAGGAACAACTTATGCCTACATTAAACCCATCATTAGCAGTAGATACCACAACATCAGCTTCAGCGTTGAACAATGTTAACTACTTGCAACCAAATGCTTTTAAACTTACCATTGATCATAAGCATTTTCAGAACCTAGAGTTCTTTTGTCAGACTGTAATGCATCCAGCGTTGTCATCAAACCCCATAGAAGTACCTTATAAAAGAATTTCTTCTATACCCTTTGCTGGAGATAAGTTGACATTTGGTGAATTAACTGCTATGATAATAGTTGACGAAAATCTTAATGCTTATACAGAGATGTATAAATGGTTGGAAAGAACTATAGAACAACAAGATAACACACCTCTGTATAGGACAGCCTCTAAGCCACCAACGTATGCTGATATTACTCTTAACATTCTAAGCAGTAATAACAACAAGACAAGACAGATTAGATACATTGATTGTATCCCAACAAGTCTTGGCGATATGACATTAGAGTCTACAGCGGGTGACGTATCTTTCATAACATTTCCAGCATCATTTAGATTTTCTTATTTTGAATTGAAGTAACCAACGAAAGTATATTATGAAAACATTAGAAGAAGTCATTGCGGCTTGGCAAGAAGATTGTCAAATCCCTAGAAATGATTTAGCAGAGACCTCTCGTTCAACTCCAAAACATCATGCCAAGTATCTTGAAGTCTTGGCATATGCTAAGTTGCGTCTCAAGAAGACTGAGATGGATCAAAAGATTTTACTTAAGAACAAGTGGCTATACTATAATGGTAAGATGGATCAAGAAGAAATAGAGGCTCGTGGTTGGGGCTATGATCCTCTCAATGGTCTTAAGATCCTTAAGGGTGATATGAACTATTACTACGACTCTGATATAGAGATCCAAGAGTCTGAGATGAAAATAGAGTACCTAAAGACCCTTATAAATACAACCACAGACATAGTAGATGCTCTTAAGTGGCGGCATCAAACTATTGGTAATATTATAAAATGGAAAGTATTTGAAGCGGGTGGATAATGTTTAATCATATAGATCACGGTATTAGTTTACCAAAAATGACTAGGAAGACAAGTGCGGGTGGACGTAAGTATTTCACTCCAGAAGGCAATGCGTATCCTTCTATAACAACGGTTCTTAGTATTCTCAGTAAAGATAGCATCATGGCATGGCGCAAGAGAGTTGGTGCTGAAGAAGCCAATAAGATCTCTCTTCAAGCGGCTACCAGAGGAACTTCTGTACACAAGTTAGCGGAAGATTATCTTGACAACGTAGATGGTTGGGATAAGAATGCTATGCCCAATAACCTATTCACGTTTAGTCATCTAAAAGATATTATGGATGACAGGGTTAATAACGTTTGGTTTCAAGAGGAATACCTTTACAGCGACAAACTTAAGTGTGCTGGACAAGTAGACTGTATCGCTGAATACAATGGCGAACTATCTGTAATAGATTTCAAAACATCTCGTAAGCCTAAGAAGATTGAGTGGGTTACTAACTACTTTATCCAAGCATCTTTCTATGCGGCGGCTTTCTATGAGCGCACTGGAGTTGCTATCAAGCAGGGTGTTATTATGATTGCAGTAGATCACGATCACCCACAAATATTCACTGTTAACACACACGATTACCTAAAAGAGTTTTTGAGTGTTCGTGAACAGTATAGAGAACTAAAAGAAAATGGCTGACATAACCGTTAAGTTAAAAGACTACAGTATGATGTATGTTGATTGTGAAGGCGGCTTCGCATACGAACTATCTGATTACTTTTCTTTTTACGTTCCGGGATATAAGTTTATGCCAGCCTATAAGAATAAGATATGGGATGGCAAGATAAAGTTGTTCAATCGTATGACAGGTGAGTTAAGTGCTGGCCTTTATATGTACCTAATGAAGTTTTGTCAAGAGCGTGATTATACTTTAGATACAGAAGAAACTAAGTATGGTTTCCCTTTAGTTAAAGATAAGATCACTGATTTAAATCATTACCTCGAAAATGATAACCTACCCTTCATGCCCAGAGAATACCAGTATGATGCCGTTCTAAAGGCTTTAGAGCGCAGTAGAGGCATACTTTTGTCACCAACAGGTTCTGGTAAGTCTTTTATTATATACATCCTAGCAAAGTATTGGTTATACCATTTGTCTAATGGATTAGGATATCCAAAGGGGGGAAGAGTTCTTATCATCGTTCCAACAACATCTTTAGTAGAACAAATGCACCAAGACTTTGTGGACTATGGTATGTCTGAAGATGGTATGCACAGAATATACTCAGGGAAAGATAAGAATACCGACAAGGCTATCATAATATCTACTTGGCAAAGCATATATA